TCAACCCTCCTGATTAGCGAATAGCGCCGCCTCGATCGCAGCGGCTTCGCGGGCGTCCTGATCGGACTGATCGAACAGGTGCCCATAGGTATCAAATGTCACTTGGATAGAGCTGTGCCCCATGAGTGCCTGAATGCGCTTAGGGTTCAATCCTTGCTCAATCCAAAGGCTGGCAGCCGCGTGCCGAAAGGCGTGCATTCCGTATCGCGGGGCAGGATCATCGCCGCCGGTCGATACCTTCGCGGCAATTTGGATCGGCCCGACAACATCCTTCATAAGGATATGGTGCGATAGCGGCTTGCCCTTCACGCTGGGGAACACAAGATCGAGATCGTGCGCGGGGCAAGCGAGCTTCCATTCGCGCAACACCTTCACCACGCGCGGCGGCAAGGCGATACGGCGCAACCCGGCGGCAGACTTGGGAGCACCGATAACGCCTTTCGCATCGGCGCGCTGTTCGACATTGAGCACGCCCTTTTTCAGGTCGATCGACCGCCACGCCAGCCCTCGCAGTTCCGACGCCCGCAACCCGGTGAATATCGCCAGTTCGACCATCGCGCGGGCTTTCGTATCGGTGGAAGCGTCCGACGCTTTCAGGATGGCCCTTAGATCGACCTTCGACGGCGGCTTGACCTTGCCCTTAGGTCGGGGCTGTTTCTCGATCTTCACCGCCAACGCGACATTCTGAGCGACTAGGCCGCGTTCCTGCGCATAGGTAAGGATGGCCTTTAGCGTCCTCAGGCAGCGCACGGCCATCGCGCGGGACAGCTCGCTTAGCCAATCATCGACGATCGACCGGACGCCTGGTGCAGTAAGTTGGGAAAGTTTCGTCGCGCCGCACCTGGGCACGATATGCAACCGCACCTGCTGTTCGTAAGCGTCGGTGGTGGTGGTTTCCCGGCCATCGCCCCGGACCTTCGCCAGCCATAGATCGGCGGCACGGGCAACCGATACGGAATCGCTATCGGCAGTGTGGATGCCCTGGCGAACCTCGCCCTTCGCCGTCAGTTCGTAAGCGTCCGCATCCTTTTTTCGGGCGAACTGCTTAAACCGGCGCTTCCCGGCCTGATCGCGATAATCGACAAGCCAAGCCTGTTTCGAGGTGCCGTCCGGGGCTGTCCACTGGCGCTTACGGATCGCCATTAGAAATCCCCGTCCGAAGGGTCTTTGTTGAAAGGAGAGAGCTTCGCCAGTTCGCGCATTCGCTCCTGGTGGTGCTCAAACCGGGCGAGGAACTCATAAACCACGTCCGCACCGCTTATGTCCGGGCGAACCTCTTTCAACTCATTGAAGAGACGGCCGGAAAGCTCTCGAAGGTGCAAGACAATATGACGGTGCCGATCGCCTACTACGACGCCATATTCTCGCTGTTTCACGAAATAGTCTGAAAGGGTCGAAACGGGATGGATCGAGATGGCTTCCATAAAATCAAACTGGCCCACCCCCTCGGTCGAAAGTTCCCGCAAGGCTTCCGGCTGGATGATCCAAGCCAAATCCGGCGACTCGAAAAACGGTGCCAATTTGTCGAAAAGTTCATCCGATACCATCGCGAACAGCAAGCCGTGCTGCGTTGCCCGCCAGTTGTCATTTAGCACCGTGACGATCAGCTTAGGCGGCAAGCCGCATTGTATTAGCTCCACTGCCATGACGAGCTGAAACAACATATCGGCGTCATAAACCGCGCGTTTCCCGGTGCCGGTATTCGCCCCGGCGGGGAAGCCGAGCCGCTGAAGGTGCTTCAATCTCGCCTTGAAGGCGGTGCGCTTATCATCCGCGATTCGGTTCAGGCGAGCGAGGACGCGCTCTATATCGGCATAGGCCAGCTCGACGGGTTTGAGATCGGAAGACGACATTTGCAATTGCCTCTTGCACGGAACGCCGGGGATGTCTAGGAAGACCAATACTACATCTCGTCTTAAAAGGAGCTATAGAGATGCTGAATGGCGATCTAATCAACGGAGCGGCAGAGGCTGCCAAGTTCATCGGGATAACCCCGCGTACCGTTTATCACATGGTCGATCGGGGCGAGCTTCCCGTCATCCGCAAGGGCAAGCGGCTTTATTTCCGCAAGTCCGAACTCGAAGCGGCCTTTCGTTCGGAGGCGGCATGACATGGAAAGCAAAAACCCCCTGAGCATGGCTCAGAGGGCTTCGGTTGAAGCTGGAAACTTCGAAGCTCTCTCTACGCCCTATCGCCCTCGCCTTCAAGCAAATGCTAAAATGCGGAACCGGCTGCGCTGGCTTCGAATGGTGGAGGCGCGGCATGGCTAGTGTCCTGCACCATAACAGCGGCATTCTGATCCCGCGCGACGAATACGAGGAATTGACCGAGGCGCTGGCGACCGTGTTTCGTATCGGTGCCCGCTTCACTCCCCGCCTGATCGAACGGCTCGACCTCACCGATGGCGACCCGGACCTAGAAGGCGAATGGAACGAAGACGAAATCAGTTCGGTGCCGTCCTGGGTATCGCTCGATGATGGCCCCGGCTGCCAAATTGCGGACGCGGGCGGGCAGTGCGACGAGGACGATCTGAATACCAATCTTTCGGCCAAGTATGGCGCTGACGGGCCAGGGTGCGAATTGAGCGATCCCGATTGTGCCGTGGACGATACCGGCTGCGACCCGGACGAAGGTGTCTGAGCGGCATGGGGCGCAAAAAACGCCAGCAGGCCGATCACAAGGCGGACTTGCGCGGGGGGAGGTGGGCAGCCCTCCCCGTCGCTGTTCTAACTTCGCACGCATACACCTCGCTACCCGCGTTCGAGCGGGCGCTGCTGTTCGAGTTCGTGCTGCGCTTCAACGGCTACAACAACGGCAGAATATCATTCAGTCATCGCGAAATTGCCGAGCGGATGGGCACGAAGAACTACAAGCGAATTGCCCGCGCAGTTGCCTGCCTGATCGAGAAGGGCTTGCTCGCCATCGCGACCGATAGCGTATGGAAAGAACGGCGCGCGCGCGAATATCGGCTGAGCTTTATCAGTTCGGGGCCAGCGAACGGGCCGGTTCCGGCGTCGAACGAATACCTCGAATTGAAAAACGACGCTGAACCTGTGTCAGCAGAAAACACGCTTTCTGCTGAACCGTTATCAGCAAGCGTGAAAGTCCCTGTTGAACCTGTGTCAGCAGCCGAACGGAAAGAATCGCAGAACCCCGTTAAAGGCGAAAGTCTTTCTGCTGAACCTGTGTCCGCACTTATAGGTAAGCCATACGTGGCGATCACAAACAGGTCCGATGATCCCCACCGAAATACCCCGAAAACACACGCGGGCGAAATTGGGCCTGCGCTTGGCGAGCTTCGCGAATGGACGCGGCGGGTAATCGAACAGCTAGGCTACGGCGGGGCGAGAACCTTGGCGACTGAGGCTAACATATCCGAGGTTGCCCTGTCCCGCTTTCGCAACGGCAAGAGCCTGCCCGATCAATACCGGCAGCCGCTACAATACGCCTGCGCAAGGCACATCCCATTCAGAGCATTGGCAGCATAGGAGACGGACGTGCAAACCGAACTGGAACACGATTGGAAGCAACCCGACCCGTCCGACCTGGTGGCGAGGATCGAAGCCATGTCAGAGGACGAACGGCGCGGGGCACTGATCGCCCTCGATGCTGTCAGCCGTCCGATGCAGCCGCGCGAAATCGAGGCGGCGCTATTCAGCAAGGGCACGTCCCGGTCGCAGCGGCGGGCAATCGTCGGTGCCGTGAAGGGCTTCAACATCATCGCAGTGATAGGACCGGAAACAGACGATGGCTGAATGGCCCTACTCGACCGCACAATGGCAGCGCCTGCGCAAGGTGAAGCTATCTGCCTCGCCCCTATGCGAGGACTGTAGCACCATCGGCAGACACACCCGCGCAAGCCATGTCGATCACGTCCACGCTATCAGTGACGGCGGGCCACCCTTTCCCGGCCTCGATGGATTGCGTGCGCTGTGCCTATCCTGTCATTCGGCAAAGACAGCACGCGGACCTGAGGCGGGCGCAATACGATCGAACAAGCCGCGCCGGGGCTGCGATGCCAACGGCAACCCGCTCGACCTGGGCCACCCGTGGGCAGAGAAATCGCTCAGAGCTGGACCCGTAGGAGCGCCGGGGAACCACAAAATTGAGTTAGTTCATAAACGGGCCGCGAAAGGTGAACGGCATGGGCGCTAGAGGACCGGGTGCATCGCGCCAGCGGGCGGCTGTTCAATCCGGACAGACTGTCGCGATTGAAGGGCACCCGTGGGAAGCGGACGGCCTCACCCGTGCCGAGCGGGTTATCGCATTCATCGAAAGCCTCCCGATCACGAAAGGCTATGGCGCTGGCGAGAATGTTGCGCTGTTACCGTTCCAGCGCGAATGGATCGAAGCCGTCTATGCCGTGGATGGCGACGGCAACCGGCGGGTGCGAACCGGCCTAATGTCGGTGGCGCGTGGGCAGGGAAAGACCGTGCTCGCTGCCCTGCTGACCCTATGCCACCTGTGCGGCCCGGAAGCCGAGCAACGCGGCGAATGCTATTCGGCGGCTGCCACAAAAGAGCAAGCGGGCCTGATCTTTGCTGAAATGGAAGCGATCATCCTGGCAACCCCGTGGATGGCCGATCGGCTGAACGTGCAGCGGTTCTACAAGATCATCGAGGACGCGGAGACGGGCAGCAAGTATCGCGCCCTCGCCAGCGACGGCAAGGCGGTGCACGGCACGGCCTCTAGTTTCATTGTCTGCGATGAATTGGCGCAATGGAAAAAGCGCGAGCTGTTCGACGTGCTGCGGACCTCGATGGGCAAGCGGAAAGAGCCGCTGTTGCTGGCGATCGGCACGCAATCGCCGCACCCGGAAAACCTCATGTCCGAACTGGTGGATTATGCCGAGCGCGTCAATTCGGGCGAGATCGAGGACGCGGCATTCCACGGCGTGCTCTACGCGGTGCCGGAAGATGCCGACCCTTACGATCCTGAGAACTGGCCGCTGGCGAATCCCGCGATCGGGGTTTTCGTATCGGCGGAACAGATTGCCAATGAGGCTGAGCGTGCGCAGCGGATGCCGACATTCGAACCGGCGTTCCTCAACCTTCACTGCAATATGCGCGTGGATGCCGAGCCTAAGGCGATCAATCCGAAAGAATGGGACGCTTGCGGCGAGGCGGTGCCGCTCAATGAACTGCGTGGGCAGCGGTGCTATGCGGGCCTCGATCTTTCCAGCACGCGCGATCTTTCGGCGCTGGTGCTCTACTTCCCCGAACGCGGGGCGGTGCTGCCGTATTTCTGGTGCCCGAAAGCCGGGATCGACCTGAAAGAGGAACTGGACCGGGTGCCCTATCGCACTTGGGCAAAACAGGGTTTCATCGAAGCGACCCCCGGCAAGGCGATCGACAAGCGGTATATTGCGCACCGGCTGGCAGAGATTGCCTCAGCCTTCGACGTTCGGGCGATTGCCTACGACCGCCACGCGATCGAGGACTTGACCGTCATCCTCGATGGCGAGGGCGTCACGCTACCGCTGGAAGCATGGGGGCAGGGATTCGTCTCGATGGCACCCGCGATCGACGCTTTCGAAATGCTGTTGCTGGAAGCCGAGCTGAAACACGGGATGCATCCGGTGCTGCGCTGGAACGCCTCTAACCTGATCTTCGACACCGACCAGGCGGGCAACCGCAAGCCGAACAAGGCACGCTCGATCGACCGCATAGACGGGTGCGCCGCGCTTATCATGGCCTGCGGTATCGCGGCGAAAGGCGAGGAAAAACCCGCCGCCTATGAGGGCAGCGGGGTTGAATGGGTTTAGCTCAGATTACTGAATAACGTGGCGATCTGTGTCGACATTCCTTGCGCGACCCTGTTGTTCGAAAGGTAAGAGTTATCGAGCGGTTTCGCGATCATGTCTTGCAGACCGGCCAGTTCCTCCTTCGTCATCAGGTTACGCTTTCGCAGATAGATCACCAGACAAGCGATCCCATTCATGGCCCCGATATTCGCTGCGACGAGAGCGTCGAGCGTTTCCGAATTGTCGGGCGGATTGTCTTCATCGAACACGTTTCTTTTCCCCTGCTGTGCGCTGGAATGACACCCTATCACCGTGAATACAAATAGGGAACGAATATCGCTATAGTATTGCTTTTTCTGGCGAAATATTATAGGGGATTACCGCCACCCCCTTGGCTTTCGTCCGCCGCGCTAGGCACTGACGAGAACCGGGGCCTTATCCGGATGGGGGGCCAATTGCCCACGCTGCGAAGCGTCGGTTTTCTCAGTGGTGGGGACGCCCACCCCGATAGAAGGATTGAAGAATGAAGACTGCGGAACTGCTAGAGCAGCGGGCGGCCCTGGTGGACCGCATGAACGCCGCCCACGACAAAGACGACAACGCCGCCTTCGAAGCTGCGGAAACCGAACTGCGAAGCCTCGATGCCAAGCTGAATCGTCAGCGCAAGATCGACGCCGCCGATCGCACCGAAACCGGCACCCCCCTCACAACCCGCGATGGCGACGAGTTTGCCGAGCTGCGCAATCAGAGCCTGATCGAGACGCTGCGCTTCGGTGCTGGCATGGCGGTGAAGGATCGCGCCAAGATCGAGCGCGAACAGGCGATGCTTGCCGAGCGTGCCGGTGGCCCTGCCAAGGGCGTCTATGTCGCAACCGAACTGTTCGAAAAGCGCGCTGCCATGACGACCGCCACGGCGTCGGCTGTTGCGCCTGAATCGTTCCGGCCCGACCTTTTCGTTTCGGCCCTCACGAATACCGCGATCGTGTCTCGCCTGGGTGCCACCACGCTTACCGGCCTGACTGGTGACGTGGTTATCCCGCGCGAAACCGGCAGCCCGAATGTCGGCTGGGTGAATGAAGACGAGGCGCTGCCCACCGATGGCGCGACCTTCGATTCCCTCACCCTCACTCCGCATCACGTCGGCGTCATCACCGAACTGTCGCGGCAATTGCTGTTGCAGTCCTCGCCTCAGGTGGAAGGGCTGGTGCGCAATATGCTGAGCAGAAACGTGGCGCTGGAAATCGACCGGGCCGCAATTGCTGGCAGCGGGACGGGTGCCGAGCCGCGCGGGCTTATCAATGACCCGAACGTGCCGACCGTGCCCTTCACGACCGATCTGTTCACGACCACGGCGGACATGATCGCCGAGGCAGACGTGGCAAACATCGGTGATAGCCGCGCGTTCCTCTCGACCAATGGCGTTCGCGCCACGGCGATGAAGCTGCGCGACGGTGACGGCCACCCGATCACGATTGCCGAGACGTTCCACGGCGAACAGGCGTATTTCACCAATCAGGCACCGGACAACCTGGGCGCTGGCACCGATGAAAACGGCCTCGTTTATGGCGACTGGTCCGACCTGCTGATCGGTATCTGGTCGCAGCTCGACATTCTGGTGAACCCCTACGCGGAAACGGCCTATTCGAAGGGCAATATCCTCGTTCGCGCGATGGCGTCGGTGGACTTCGGCGTGCGCCGGCCTGCCTCGTTCGTCTCGGCAACCGGGGTGGCGGGCTGATGGCTGACACGATCGACCCCCGCAAGATCGACCGGGCGGTGAAGGCATTGCGCCGCGCCGGGTTCGAACTGGAAGGCGAACCGTCCGCCACGAAATCCGGGACCGTCACCTTCAAGACGAAGGCACCCGAATAATGAGCATGGCGGCACCCCTTGAACGGCGCTTCACAACCGAGCTTCGCACGGCGGGGCGTCGGTTGGAGGGCTATGCCGCCACGTTCGCCAGCACGGCGGACCTGGGCGCGTTCCGGGAGCGTATTGCAAGAGGCGCTTTCCGGAACGCGCTCAACACCGATATTCTCGCCTTGCTCGACCATGACGCGGGCAAGGTGCTGGGCCGGACGCGCACCGGCACGCTGGAGCTTCGCGAGGACGACAAGGGCTTGGCCTTTGCGCTCGACGTTCCGGACACGGCAGCGGGGCGCGACGTGCTCGCCTTAGCAGCGCGCGGCGACCTTGGCGGAATGTCTTTCGGTTTCCTGATTCCGCCAGGTGGCGAGGAATGGGACGGCGACACCCGCACCCTTCGCTCGATCGACCTTCGCGAAATCTCGATCGTCTCGGCATGGCCTGCCTACGAGGGCACGGAAATCGCCCTGCGCTCGCTCGACCGCCATAGCGGCAATCTGAGGCGTGCTAGGGCACTGAGGCTTGCGGAGGCGCGGCAATGGGCATGATCGACCGCCTGGCAGCCTTCGCGGGCTTCGAACGCCGCGCCGATACATCGCCGCTCGATCCGAGCTGGCAGGCGCTGGCACCGATGACGGGCTATTTTCCCGGGCTGAGCGCACGGGCGGCTGAAAACCTGTCCACGGTGCTCGCTTGCACGTCCTCGATCGCTACGGCCCTCGCCTACGTTCCGGCACGGGTTTATCGCTGGGAAGGTGAGACGCGGCTAGAGCACGCCTCGCACCCTCTTTCGCGCCTGATCCGATACGGCTGCAATTCGGCAATGACGTGGTGCGACACGATCGAGCACCTAGTTGCTGACACGCTTTTGACCGGCAACGGATTGCTGGAAATCGAGCGCAGCGGAAACGGGCAGGTTTCCGGCCTAATCTATCACCCTTGGGGGATGGTGACGGTGCAGGAACTGCCGAGCGGACGGCTGCGCTATGATATTGGCGACGGCAAGGGCAACACCCGGCGGCTGATCGAAGGCGAGGCAATCCACCTTCGCGACCGCACGAATGACGGCAAGATCGGCGTTTCTCGCCTTTCCCGATCGGCGGACACTGTAACCGGCGTGGACCTTGCCAACCGGCACGCGCGCCAGTTCCTCGCCAACGGTGCTAACCCCTCAGGCGTCATCGAACACCCCGGCACCATGACGGCGGAACAGCGCACGGCCCTTCGCGAACAATTCCAGTCTCGCCATGAAGGCGCTGTTAATTCCGGCCGCGCGCTAATCCTCGACGGCGGGCTGCAATGGAAGGTGGCGCAAATCTCGCCTGAGGATGCCGAGTTGCTGGAAACCCGGCGTTTCGGCGTGGAGGAAATCGCGCGGCTGTTTCAGGTGCCCCCGCCGATCATTGGCGACTACACGCATAACACCTTCACCAATTCGGAGACGGCGGGCCGCTGGTTCGCGACGTTCTGCCTCGCCCCGTGGGCACGCAAGATCGAGGCGGAATTTTCCCGATCGCTGTTCCCGTCCGGCTCGCCCTATGAGCTTGAACTGGATCTGTCCGGGTTCCTACGCGGAGATCCCGAAACCCGCTGGAACGCCCACAAGATCGCCTTGGAGGCGGGCGTGCTTGATGCCGACGAGGTAAGGCAGGTGGAAGGCTGGAACCCTCGCACCGGCACGGGAGAACGGCCCGATGCTTGATCTTGTGACACTGGCGGAAGCGAAAGAATTTATCCGCGTCATGGCGGACGATGAGGATGCGACGATCGCCATTCTCGTTTCGTCCGCCAGCGATGCCGTGCGCGCTGTTGCCGATGCCTGGGATGGCGAGGGCGAGGTGCCACCGCGCCTTAAACTGGCAGTGCTGAGCCGCGTTGCGGTGGCATTCGACGAGCGAACGGACGTGCGCGCCGCCCTTGGCGAGGACCGCCTGATCGGACCTTATCGGAGCCTGTCGGTATGAACGCGGGCGCGCTCGACCGGCGCGTGACAATCCAGCGCGAACTGGTGACGGGCGAAAACGATTACGGCGAGCAAATCACCGAAACGGTGGACGTGGCGACCGTCCCGGCGGACGTTCGGCAGATGAGCGGGCGAGAGTTCTTTGCCGCCGCTGCCGTCACCGCCGAAAGCCGGGTGCTGTTCCGGCTGCGCTACATCGAAGGCGTGAGCGTCACCGATAGCGTCCTCTACGATGGCCGCGATCACAACATCCAAGAGGTGAAGGAACTGGGCAGGCGCGAAGGCTTGGAGCTTATGACGGTGGCGCTCGCCTACTGA